CATCATTATAACCTCGTTGAGCTTCTGCTCGCTGACCATTCCATATAAAGACATACATTTCATCTACCAAGCGCCTAGACTTTATAATAGGTGACTTCTCTCTAAAATATGTTTCTATTTTTGAAATGATTAATGGACGAGTCTTTGTTGTAGTTGAAAAGCCTGGTACTTTTTGTGATTTAGATTTCAAATCATAACCTTTAGCCAGATGTACATTTTCATCTACATATGCATCTTGTTTATAAGAATAATATAAATTCTCATATCCTTTATCAATTAATACTTGTAAGACAGCCCAACCAATGTTTGCATTTTCAACTACTAGTAATGCATTATTCCACTCTGTGGCAACTGCATGTAACATGTTACCATATTCTGTAGTTCCTATTTTACCACGATATTCAGCTACTTGTGTTAATGATTCAATTTCAATGACATGGAATGCAGAATAATCAGCACCATCGCCTCGCGCGACATCAGCTACAACTGCATAAGCTTTGGAATAATTTGGATAATCCCATAACCAATAGTTGCCATCAAATCCTCTTTTCTCTTTTGGTTCATCGATATATGTTTGTTCATACCATTGAATGATAGGTCCATCGATTATAGTATGTCCAGAAGTAATAAAGTCACAGTCACATTCTTGAGCTGCAGATTTTTCTCCTAGGAGCTGAGTCTGTTCATCTCTCCATACTTCATCGCGTTCTGGATGTACTGTCCAATGCAGTTTAATACTATTAAATTTACCTCCGGCTTCTGCATCCATCCATGTCTTATGAAACAAGTTACCAGTACCATTTGGTGTTGATAACATGATAGCACCTCCACCTGTTGCAAGTGTTTGTTGAGCCGCAGTCCATATCTCATCAATTCTATCAATGAAAGCTGCTTCATCCATAACCAATAGTGATAATGCTTCTGAACGACCGGCTGTACCTGTACTTGATACTGCCTTTACTTGAGAACCATTTTTAAAACGCAATGATAATTTATTATCTTCTAATGCCTTTCCTTTTAACCAGGAAGGCAAGTTATCATGCATTACTCGTACTTTGGTAACAAGATTCTTTGCAACGTCTTGAGTGGTTGCAATTACTAGACAATTGAAATCTTCTTTAAATAACATGTTCCATAAAATGTAACCAGCTGATAAAGTTGATATTCCTAACTGTCGTGATTTCAATATTATATTATATCGATTATCTTTCATTGAAGTCAATGTGTCTTCTTGAAATGGATAAAGATTGAAAAACATTTTACCTTTGGTAGGATGTTGAATGACACAATACTTTTTCATGAAATGTGTAGGATCAACAGCACATTTTTTGTACTCTTCCTTAATTATTTCTTTTAGCGATTTTTGTGGCATATTCTATAATATATAAAAAATTTCTCTTATTTCAAAATTAAAACTATGAAAAGTATAATTGCAGATCCAGCACCTGCTAATATACCATTACGTTGCCGTTTATATTTTTTAGCAAGTTTTTTCTGAAGTTCTATTTGTTCGTCTTTTGTGGAAACTGTTTGATTAAGTAATCCTATTTCTGTTTCAAGTGACCATATAATTTCTGATCCTGTAGCAATAACACTATCTTTCAAAGATAATTGATCTCGTAATGTTTTCTGAATTTTTTGTTCGAGGATTAATTGCTTGGTTGCAAGGTCGCCAGCTTCTATATCTTGTATTGCTTGTACTAAATATTGTTTAGGTAAGCATATAAGACTATCACTCGTAACGGTTTGTGAAATACCTGGTAACGTCGTTACTAGTAAAATTATTGATATTATCAATTTTCTTAGCATAATCATCTTTTAATTTTTCTATCTTAGCTTCTTTCACTAAAATATTGTCTTGTAACACATGCAATGAATCATTTAGCGATATGATATTATCATCTAACAACTGTCTTTCAATTTGAACCTTTTTAATTTCTGTTGTCAAACTATCTACACGTTGCTGCAATTGTTTGTCTTGTATCATAATCTCATGATCCGAACCTGACATAAACATATATGTTAATCCTATTGACATAAGAATTATAATTGCAATTAATATTAATGTAACTTTATCTATTTTCATAATGCAGACGCTAATTCTTCTCCGGCTTCCACTGATAATGCTTCTATATCAACCGTCTTTAACATGTTATATATCGCTTCTCCACTTACTCCTATATCACCTAGTTCGGCACCAGCTAAAGCAGATTTTGCTGCTGATAATCCTTCGGCACCATGCTGAAATACTTCTATTGCTTCTTTACCAACTTCAAATCCTGCAATCGCAATTAACATTATTGAAAAAACAATATCAGTCATTTTTCTAGACTTTTTCCAGAAATATCTCCAGCCCTTACCTTTTTCATTTTTTGGTGGGAACATCCACTGAAGCCCAGCTACGATTACACGAATAGGTGTTGAAAAAAGATCATGTAATTTATGACCAATTTTTTTAAATGCACCACCAACTTTGGTATTTATTAAATTTTCTTCGAAGAAATGATGTAGTTCCTCATCAGATACATTAGGATCTTTTTTCATGGCTTTATATTTTTTTTTGGCTACATTATAAGCTTTTTGTTCTTCTTTACTTTTAAAAACTTTACGCCATAACCAATCAATAGCACGTCCTATAATATCTAATACAGCTGGGATTGCTAGTACTGCTGTGATTCCTTCATTTAAAGAACGGTTTGTTTCTTTAATAGCACCTTCATGATCATCTTTAGTCATTGCATCTATATCAATATCTTTTGGAATATCATCTTTTGGAACAACACCTTTGGCAGCTAAATCCTTCAAAGTCTGCATTAATAAATCTTCGGTTTGATCTTCAGAATATTCTTCTTCATTGACCAATCCTAAACTTGCTCCTAATATTCGATAATCCTCTGTAGTTAATGTGCTACGTAGAAACTGCTTGAATTCTTTTGAACGAGATTCAAATTGTATTTCATTTAATAACGGAGTTAATTTAATAGTACTCATATCATCCCTTACATCATTGCTTTCATATAATCACCGGCTAATCTAGACAACACTTTGAATGTGTTTTTCATATCATCCATTGTATCATAATTGCCATCTTTATATAACATTTCCAAAAAGTTTTCCATGTCATCCATTACAACATCTGAGTTCTTCCATTTCTGTACAATGTTAGATCTCATTGCAACTTCATTAAGTGATTCGGATAATACTGACTTGATCATTTGTTTGATTTCAATCTGAAGATCAACGTCTTTTTCAGCATCCATTACTGTGCGTTCTATTTCATCTTTAAGATCTTTTTTCTTGGCAGTTAATTCTTTTAATTTTTTCAGAATCTTTTCTTTCTCCTTGCCATCTGCTTTTGCAAATTTAGGAGCTAATTTTCTCATTTCATCAACTACCTTATCAAAATCTTTACCGACCTTGTTTACTTTTTTACTTGCCATCTTCTTTTCCTAGGTTATCTAACAAAGTTTCTCTAAACTCTTTATAATCATCATCAAATTTTTCAAAGAATGCTGTCTGGTCCCAATTTTCCATTTTACCATCCGCTCCTTGAACAAATTGCAATTTCATTGAATCGCGCAGAACTTCAACTTCTTTATCAGCATCTTTCAACCAGCCTTCAGCATTTGCTAACATTTTCTTTCGTGAATATTCTTGCCAAGCATCTTTTCCTTTTGACCTGATCTTTGTTTCTTCTTTAAGCACGCAATCAAAACATTTTTTATGAATAAACCACATCTTAAGATTTAATTTTTCTTCATCAACACCTTTCATTTTTGAACCACAACAAGGACAGTGTGTAGGTGCTGTCAATAAATCTTTTATCATGTCTCGAACGCTATTTGCTGGTTTTTTGCTGCGGAATCCGTCATGTTGCTCAACTTTCCATTCCATGCCTTTGGCATCAGCTTCGATCCATACTTTTGGCTTACCATCTTCAAATGTTTCTAACACATTTTTTTCTTTTGGTTTACCTGTATAACCTACTGTTGTTTTTGTCTGAGATTTATGAACCCCAGCTATCATTTGCTTAACAGCTTTTATATTTTGTAACTTGCTTGACATATTATTTTATCTGCTTAACTTTCATTCTTAGCTTACGCTTGGCACTATCATCCATTCCCATTTTGCTAATAAGATCCATAACAAACTCTGCTTGTTGATTTGCTGGTTTAGAATTTAATGCTTTCTTTAACATTTGAAATGCCTGAGTTTTTTCTAGCTTCTCTCCTTTTGAATCCAATGCACCTTCTCCAAGAGATTTACCTGCTTCACTAGATGCCATAGAACCAGCATCGCCATCATCGAGACCTGCTGTATAATTCTCTTCTACTTCCGCTTCTGGCTGATCTTCTTTATCCATTTTAGATAATGCAGCTTTTATATATGGTAAATCACCAGCTTGTATGTTAAATTTTTTCAATACCGGTAATACGGATTGTACTCTTTGACGTTTAGTAAATCGTGATGTTCTTCCACTAATTTTACCTAATCCTCGTTCTAATTCTGCTCCGCCGGCTCCTAGCCTAGGTGCTTCAGATAATATTTTTTTTATCTGTTTACGTATTACTCCACGTAGTTCATTTTCTTTCATATCATGTCCTTGTTTAATATTTTATATAAATATGTAGGTATTGTAATAGAATATAAGTTATTTGGCAAATCCTTTATCCATTGCAAAGTTAGCTCTGGAAAACTCCAATCTATCTACTAATTTTACACCATTACCAAATCTATCAATGGCAACATAACCCTCTGGAGCTGTTACTGCTAACCCTCCTTGGCCATCATCTTTAAAATGTTTTGTATTATAAACAGCATCATTATATTTTCTGACAAATACTAATTTTGCTTCCGCTAATAATTTGCTCAGATTAAATACATTGATAATATCTTGTCTAGCATCTTCAATTGAAGCCATCTGAGCTTCTCCGGTGGCAATTGCTTTTTGCTTACCTCGTTCTGATTTTAATTTATCAACCTTTTTATCAATTTTACTTTGAACCCAAGCTTTAAATGTTTCAAACGATTTTTTAGGATTATCTAGGAATTGGTTTGTCCTTATCTCACTATTAATGTATATATTTAATAATGATGATGGTAATTTATCATAATCAACGTTTATAGCATCTGCTGATTTAATTAGACTAGCTACCTTTTTTGCCTCATCATTTGTCAACAACACTGTACCGGTTGTATCTTTAAAGAAAGCATCATCAAACCAAACAGCTGGTGTACGTCTTAGTCCAGATACATCTGCTCCAAATTCTGCACTCGAATCTAAACTTTTATATGCCGTATGGAATACTATTCCAAATTCTGCGGCTTCTAATTGTTTACCTAATGCCGAATCAGCTTCTACTGCATATGTAATTGTATTTGGCCGGAATGTGTAATGTTTAACACCATCAATATCTTGAGTTTTTAATGTTGAATCATCAAACATAAAATCACCTTGCAATATTCCTTTAATTCCTAGTATTGGTAATACTTTCAATGCTCTAGATAGTTTATCTGCTAACCCTGGGGCATGGCC